CTTACTTAAACAACTTCAATGCTGACTTCAGATATAGTAATTTTGTTTATTCTATTGACTCAAGTGATCCATCAATAATTAACAATGATACTGAAGTATATCCTTACTATCTTCTTACCTTGGATACAGACACAAGCACCTCATTCTCCTTTTCTTTCGATTCGGAAATATTAATTACAACACCATCTGATTCCGTTCACCCAATAACAGCTGATAGAGGAGTATTCTCTACGTCTTTCATTAAAGATGGTCTAACGTGCCAGCTTGAAGATGATGGATTGGGTAATATAAGAATTGTAAGATTAACATCGAATAGTAACTTTGAGGTTGTAAAAATAGGAACAATAGATTATACTACTGGTGCTGTTAAAATTAATAATTTAAGTGTAGAATCTTTTAATGGCAGTGGAATCAAACTATATGTCAAGCTCACAAGCAGAGATTATAGCTCAACCTTGAAGAATATTCTCAAAATTAAACCTGAAGATATTAGTGTTACTATGGTACCTAAGAAATCATGAAAGAAATTGAAGACAATATTAGTCTTTTTGTACAGAACCACTTTCCTCAGTTCTACCAAGAACAAGGAAATACTTTTATTGAGTTTGTAAAAGAGTACTATAACTGGTCACAACAATCTAACAATAATATCTTCTTTTCTAGAAACTTACTAGAATATAGAGATATCGATACTACTGTTGATTCTTTTTTATATCATTTCAAACAAAAATACCTATCAGGTGCTCCTGTAAGTTTTGACTTGTCAAGATTTAACATAAAACACGTAAAGGACCTCTACAGGTCTAAAGGTACAGAGCGTGGAACAAAGCTCTGGATGAGTAGAGTTTATGGTGTATCTGACGTAGAGGTATACTTTCCCGGACAAGATGTAATAAAAGCATCAGACGGAGAGTGGATTGTTCCTATTTATTTGGAGGTTTCATTATCACCCAAAACTGCAGATTTTGTCGGAAAGACGGTTGTAGGATCAGCTTCAGGAGCAACTGCTTTTGTTGAAGGTATAGGTAGAAAATCTGTTAGTGGAAAATACTTTGACGTGATTTTTCTTTCTAATGTTAACGGTGATTTTTTGTTAGATGAGATTGTTACTACTGACGGCAATTTAGTTGATTGTCCACTGGTAATAGGATCACTAACTATTATTACAATAAATGATGCTGGTAGAAACTTTGCTGTTGGTGATGTTGTCAATGTAGTATCTGATAGAAGAGGTAAGCAAGGTAAAGCAAGAATTGATTCCGTTGAGACAACAACAGGTAAAGTATCCTTCACTTTTTTAGATGGTGGTACTGGTTACCGCTTGACAACCACTCCGGTTGTTGCTGAAAAAATGCTAAGTTATACAAATAAGGTTGCATCTAACAACTATGTTCAAAATTTCTTGATTGACGAGACAGTAAATCAGCCTCTAGCAAACATAGTGTTTAATTCATCTAATACTGAGTTCAGCTTCGGTCAGCTGATTATAGGCGCAAACTCTACTTCTACAATAGGAACCGTTAATGCAACAGCTATAACAGGAACTGTTACTTCAAATGCAACCAGTCCACAGGTGAACGGTACCGGCACATTGTTCACTACAGATCTTGCTGCTGGTGGATTTGTTAAGTTTTCCGGGAACAACTTAGTGTTTCAGATTAATACCATTTCAAATAACACAATATTAAATTTAACAAGTAATAGTGCTGTTATTACTTCTACCAATACCTTATTCGTTGTTTCTAATGTTCCGGTCGGCCGAATTGTTGGAAAAGTACAAAAAACAATATCTGGTACAGCTTCAGCCAATCTTACATCTAATACTGTAACAGGAGTAAACACATCATTTTCAACACAGCTTGCAAATAACGATATTATCAAATTTCAGGCCTGTACTTCTACATTTCAAATTAGCTCTATAGCTAGCAATACATCTTTGACACTGACATCGTTTGGTCCAAGTGTTGTAGCCAATTCGATGACCGCTGCAAATGGAAGTTTCATGGTGATAGTTAATTCTGGAGACTGGTCTACTCCAGACAGAATACAAGGATCAAGCGCGTTGATTAGTTCCTACACAGATAAAACAGCAACTGGTAAAGTGATGGGAATAAACTCTACATTTCTTGGAATTACATCGGTATCTAATAACTTTACATCTAATGATTACAATTTCTTGTACGGATCTACATCCAACGTATATGCAAACGTTTCGTTGGTTGGAACAGGTACTGGTGCAACTTTCTCTGTTGGTAGTTTAACTGATGAAGAGACTGTATTCTTAAATACTGATCTGATTAAAAGTAATAACTCAATAACCACAACACAACTAACAGGCACGGTATCATCTAACGCGACAAGCTCGCAAGTTAACGGAACATCAACGGCATTCACAACAGAGCTATACGCTGGTGCTTATGTTACAATAGGAAGTAATGCTACAGTATCGATAACAGGAAGAGTTACTTCAAATGCAACCAGTCCACAAGTCAACGGAATAGGTACATCGTTTACAACAGCTCTTGCTGCTGGTGGTTTTGTTAAGTTTTCTGGAAATACCTTAGTGTTTCAAATTAACACTATTTCAAATAATACGATATTGAATCTAACAACCAATAGTGCGGTAATTACATCTACAAACAGTACGGTTGGTAATACCCTATTTACGTTAGGTGTTTATCAAGTAAATACGATAAGTAATAATACAATCCTCAATCTAAGAACCAGCGCAAGTGATGCTGTCTCTAATACAATAAGTATTACAAGAGGTCCATATTTAACCACACCGTTAAATGCATTGAAGTATGGATTTCCCAAATTACCTACTGGTAACGTTTCCACGTTATTGAACTTGGCTTTAACAACAGGAAGTTTTGATATTGGAACTATTGCTTCATTAACTAGTATTAATCCAGGATCCGATTATAATATAGCTCCCTTTGTTCTTGTAAGAGATGATACCATAGCAAATTTTAATAGAAGAGATCTTAGCGTAGCTGTAAGCAATGTCTCAGGAGCATTTGCGGTTGGAGAAGAACTTGTACAAAACTTCTCAACACCTGCATTTACACTTCAGATAAGTGGATCGAATACTTCATTTACTACTAACGAAAATGTAACACAAGTAATCAATACAACTGCAAATGGGTATGGTGTTGCGGGATCTTCAAATGGATCGGTATCAGTTGTGACTGTTTCATCGTTTTCAAATTCAACTTTTGGTAATTCATTTGTTAATTCAGCTTTAGGTAGTGCAATAACAGGAACTGTTACTTCAAATGCAACCAGCCCACAGGTGAACGGGATAGGTACAACATTCACATCAGATCTTTCTGCTGGTGATTATATTAAGTTTTCCGGAAACAGTTTGATATTCCAGGTTAATACGATATCAAATAACACTATTTTAAATCTAACAACAAACAGTGCAGTGATTGTATCTACTAATAGTACGGTTGGTAATACCATATCCAAAGCAACCAATGTAGCTATTGGAATGACATCAGGAGTTCGTTTTTTTGTTAACACATCAATTGCAAATGTTCAATTATCTATATCTAGAGGATCAGTAATAAACTCGAGCTCTACTTCTATTAGTGTTAAGAGAAAAACGTTTAATCAGTCATTCACACCAAATGTATCTATTACTGGAACCTCGTCGGGAACAACTGCTGCTGTTGATTCTGTTTTGCAAATTGAAGCCTCTTCTTTAATGGGAAACAACGCTATTGTTAATACTTCAGCTGGTATTGTAGTTGGATCTGTTACTGCTTTATCTGTGATAGATTCGGGGTTTGCATACGAAGACGGAGAGGATGTTACCCTCCAAAATGATGCAAATCAGTTTGTTGCAACTGGTTACGCCAATCTAATTAACCAAGGAGTTGGTGAAGGCTACTTTAAATCAACAAGAGGGTTCTTGAATAGTGATAAATATATTCACGATGGTGATTTCTATCAGTTTTATTCATATCAAGTAGATTCTGAATTACCACTCGAGACCTACGCAGACACCCTTAAGAAAATAATGCATGTTGCCGGTACAAAACTTTTTGGAAACGTTATAAAGGTATCTAACGTAGATGTCACAATCAAATCTTCTGGTGTAGAAATAGACACATGAGCAAACTTATAACAAACAACCTTAAACTTTTTAACGTTGATCAATTTATTGAATCTTTTTCAGAACCTAATTTTAATATCTATTATTATTTTGTTGGTAACCCTATTCCTTTTGCTAATGACAACATACCTCCAACCTTATATGATAACACCCAAACAACATTAATTAGCTCGTATGAAGATATGATTTTTGGCAAACGTATTACTTCTAGTGATATAGTTCAAATGGCGCCAAGACACAATTGGGTTTCTGGAACAGTATATACAAAATACACGCACGATGATGATAATCTACTAGATTCTAACTTCTATGTTCTTTCGGATGAAGGATCATCATATAGTGTATTTAAGTGCTTGGATAATGATGGTGGAGGCCAATCCACTTATAGACCTAGACTATCAGAAACTGCGGCCGACGATGATTTTTACTATACGACTACAGATGGGTATCAGTGGAAATATATGTATTCAATTACCCCAACAGAATACACCAAATTTGCAACAACTGCACATATTCCGGTTTACGTTAATGCTAATGTTGTTGCTAATGCTGTAAATGGATCAATAGATAATATTGAAGTTGTATCTGGTGGTACTGGATATGCGTCATACACTAATGGAGCTTTCCAAGAGGTCAGAGTCGGTGGTAATCCGTTAATATATGCAATTGATTCTGTTAGTGCATCACCAAATAGCAGTTTTTATATTAACTCTGCGCTAAAAATAACAAACGGTACTGGTAGTGGCCAACAAAAATCCATTACAGGGTATACAGTTGCTGGTAGCTCTAGGCGTGTTGTTATTGATTCTGCGTTTACAATTACTCCCACTACAGCATCAACATATGAGATAACACCTCTTGTAACAATAACAGGAGACGGTCAAGGAGCTCAGGCACGCGCTTTAGTAAACTCATCAAGTAACTCAATCTACAGCATTGAAATTGTTGATAGAGGTAGTGAATACTCATTTGCCACTGTTACAGTGACAGGTAATACGGGTATCATTAACGTATCAACCAATACTGCTATTACAGCAAACAATGCAACAGCTAAAGTTATGATTAGCCCTAAAAACGGACATGGAAGCAATGCTGCTGCAGAACTTGGTGCTCACTATGTTGGTGTAAGTACAGTGTTTGATAGCACTTTATCGGGTGACAAGATTGTAAATGAAAATGACTTCAGGGTTGTTGGAATCATTAAAGATCCCCTGTTTGCAAACGTTATATTGGACATAAGTTCCAGTACAGGGTCATTTGCGGACGGAGAGACTGTATCTCAATCACAGGGGTCTCCTATAGCAAGTATAGTGATTACTAATCCAGGATCTGGGTACACTTCAAATGCTGATGTTACCATATCCGGAACAAGCTCTGTACCTGCTGTTGCAAATGCAAGCTCTAATTCTTCAGGTAGAATATCTCAAATATATATAAGTAATACTGGCCAAGGGTATATTCTACCTACTGCAACAATAACTAGTCCAGCACCTGTTACGTTTAATGGGAACACCTCTGTCTCAAATACTAATGACTTTATTAGTATTTCAAATAACGTATTTCAAAATAACGATTCTGTCAAATATCTTGTAGCTGCAGGTAATACCGCTGTATCTGGGTTAGCTAACAACACAAACTATTTTATAGTTAGCGCTAATTCAACGGGAGTCAAACTTTCATCTACTTTGAATGGATCTGCTATTGATCTAACTGCTGGTGTATCTCAGACAGGACATAGTCTTACAGGTAATACCGCTACAGCTGTCGTTGTTGTTGATACTATAAAGACAAGTAATGCTAATGGAATTGTTTTTGCTGCGAACGACTCAGTTGTTAAACTAACAAATGCATATGGGTTCTTCATAACTGGAAACACTTCTACTAACTTGCTAGTAGGTAAAACATCTGGAGCTATAGCAGTAGTTGATACCTCTACACAACCAACAACATATTTTGATCAGACATATAAGGTTGTAGGATCTCTATCGAGCGCTCAGGGGTTCACCGAAGATGAGTTGGTGGTTCAGTCAAGCAACGCTAATGGATATTTCTACTCATCAAACAGCACGGTTGTGAGGTTAGTAAACAAAAAGGGAACGATAAATCAAAGTGATGCTACAACACAGTACCTTATTGTGGGACAATCTTCACAAGCTCAGTTCTTAGTTTCTGGTGTCGTCCCTTCAGATTTAGTCAAGGGATCTGGAGACGTTATATATATAGAGAACTTCACACCAATATCAAAAGCCAACGGTCAGACAGAAACAATTAAACTTGTTTTAGAATTTTAATAGAGGAATAAATGGCACTTAATACAGATTTTAACGTATCACCATACTATGATGATTATAACGAAGACAAGAACTATCACCGTGTTCTGTTTAGACCTGCCGTTCCTATTCAAGCAAGAGAGTTAACACAGCTTCAAACAATTCTACAAAATCAAGTTGAACGTTTTGGTGACAACATATACAAGCAAGGTACAATCATTAAGGGTTGTGGTTTAACTTTTGACTATAATTATACCTACGTTAAAATCAACGATCTCCAGGTCGATGGTCAGGCAACCCTTGTTTCAAATTACGCAAACTGCTATGTTGAAAATATACCAGCTAATAACTTGCACACTACACTGAAATCAGAAATTGTTAATTTTGTTCAAGGCCTTGAATCTCAAAACCCTGATTTATCCACTTTGTTTGTCAAATACCTTGGCACTGGTACTGGTAATAAGAAGGTATATTCTAATGGCGAGGTTTTAGTAGTTTATGCAAGAGACTACTCTATCCAGTCTATTATAATTGATGCAGCTGGTACTTCGTATAATAATACAGATGTAGTTGTATTTACAGGTGGTAGTGGAACAGGTGCTTCTGCTAATCTCGTCACATATGCAAACGGCTCTATTAGAGATGTAGTTATAAATGACGGCGGTTCTGGCTACACTACTGCTCCAACTTTAACCATAACAACAACAACAGGTTCATCTGGTGCCCTTTCAGCTCTAAACTATGTTGCCCAAGTTCAAGTTGCCAACTCGTCCTACACTAATCCTGTTGGAAAAGGTAGTGCAGTGACTGTTGGAGATGGCGTAGTTTATCAAAAAGGTCACTTTGTTAGAGTTGAAGAGCAAACAACAATACTTGAGAAGTATACTAATTCTCCTAGCAATATATCTGCTGGTTTTCTAACTGCTGAATCTATTGTTAACAACAGCGTAGATTCAACTTTACTTGATAATGCTCAAGGATATAGTAACTATACAGCACCTGGTGCTTTTAGACTAAAATTAATTCCATCCTTTGTTGTGATGTCTACGGCAAATGCCGCTAGCAACAATGAATTTCTAAGCATCATAGAATTTGAAAATGGAAGATTAACAAAAAGACGTACAGAAACAGAATTCAACTCAATTGGTAGTGAGCTTGCTAGAAGAACCCTCGAAGAAAGTGGTAACTATGTTGTAAACCCTTTCAACATATACACAGAAGAAAGAGCAAGTAACACTACTCACTTGAATCTTTCTGTCAGCTCGGGTCTAGGTTATATTAACGGTATAAGAACTGAGTTGAGCGGTACTATTAGAATCCCCGTGAGAAAGGGAACTGATACAACAACAAGCAATAACCAAACAATAAGCACAAATTATGGTAATTATGTTTTAGTTAATGAGTTGCTCGGTAATTTTGACTTCTCTACTGGTGCAACTGTTAATCTAAGAAATACAGTTGGAGATGATGCTACTGATAACTTTGGAGGAGCTCCTACTACTCCTGGTTCTATCATTGGTACTGCTATTATCAGATCTTTTGTTTATGATTCTGGTTCAATAGGAACTCCTAGCTGCTTGTATAGACTTTACTTGTTCAATGTATCAATGCAAGCTGGTCAGAAATTTAATAATGTTAAATCCGTTCAAATTTCTGGTGGTATTGCGGACACTGTGTTGGAAGATGGTGTTTCTGTTCTCAAGGAAACAACCTTTGATCAGTTAATCTTTAGTTCTGGGGCATCGGCTGTTCAGTTGTTTAATAACGAACAGTTTATATACAGAAAAGTATCTTCTGCTATCGACATTTTATCTACAGGAATTGCAACAGTGACACTGACTGGTGCTGGTGAAGAATTTCCATATACAGTAAGTACTACATTAAATGATACCCAAGAAAAAGAATTCATTGTTATTCCTGATGCGAATGCTCATTCTACAACCGCTTTGAGCGGTACAGTGTCTTCTTCAGGTAACGTGGTTACAGGCATAGCAACAGATTTCCTTGGTCAATTAGATGTTGGTGATTTTGTTAAGTTTTCTGGTAATACAACATATTTTAGGGTCAGTTCTCTTACTAATTCAACCTCAATGTCTGTAATAGCTTCTAGTAACAGTACAGCAGGACCAGTTGTCAGTGGTAATACTTTATCATATGCTTTCCCTAAAAATGTTCCTATTAGATTAGATAGAGGAACAGCTAATATTTCTATTGATAGTGTTGGAAACACAGCATCAATTTATATTGGAAATACTATAAGCGGAACTACATCTGCAACTATTTACTCAAATGCCAAGGTTGATGGTGCTAGTCCAAAACCTAAAACTGTTGTCAAAGATGTATATATTAAACTATCAACTGCTAGAATATCTGCAGATACTAATGGACCTTGGTGTATTGGTATTCCTGACGCCTTCAAACTCGTTGGAGTTTATATTGGGTCAAGTAACACCTACTCTAACACAACAACTAACTACGCAAGTAGTTTTCAACTGATTACTGGTCAAAATAACAACTACTACGGTCTTTCTTATATTAGAAAGAAACCAGGAAGTACTATTCCTGTAACTGCAACAAATTCTTTACTAGTTAGAGTAAATGCATTTACACATGGTAGTGGATATTATCTATCTACTGAGTCTTACCCAGTTGATGATGTAACAAGTACCCTTCCATCTGATAAGATAAGAACAGAAGATATTCCTTATTACTTGTCGCCAAAAACCGGTGCATATTTTAATTTAAGAGACACAATTGATTTTAGACCAATTGTTGCTAATACTGCTAACGTTTCAACAACTGTAGCGGGTGCTTCAACTGATCCAGTGTCAACAGAAACTTTGACCGGAACTTTATACTTCCCAACACCAAATGAAGATTTTCAAGCCGATATAACTCAGTATCTTCGTCGTATTGATACTATAGTAATGGCTCCAGGTGGATCAGTGAGGATTGTTGAGGGAGTTTCAGATAATAATCCAGTACCACCAAAACCAACAGACGGAACTATGAAGCTTGGGACAATATTTGTTCCACCTTATCCTTCTCTTTCTCCCAAGTCAGCAACAGACTCACAAAGACATGAGTATAGCACATTGATCAAACAAGATCAAGTTAAAGGCTATACCATGAAGGATATTAAACAGCTTGAGGACAGAATCAATAGAATTGAGTACTACTCGCTTCTTAATACTCTTGAAAAGTCAACAACGGATTTAATAATTCCAAGTGAAGCAAATAACTCTATTAATAGGTTCAAGAATGGTTTCTTTGCTGAAGGATTTTCATCTTACGATATCTCTAATGTGAATGATCCAGAATACAGAATATACATTGATACAAAGAATACTGTAGCTAGACCTCAGATTGAAAAACAAATTATTAACTTGGTAGCCAATACCTCTGCATCTTCAAATGTTACATTTAAAGGAGAATATGCTTTAATTGATTATACAGAATCTTTACTAATTAATCAAAACATAGCTAACAAAGTAAGAAACCCAACACAGTTAATGTGGAGGTTTGGAGGAACTGCTCATCTCTTTCCAAAATATGATAATTACTATGATGTGACAAAAGGAAGTGTTAACGTAACAGTTGACCTAGCAGCCCCTTTGAATGCTTTAACAAAAACAATTAATGATAATGTTCGATTCAACACAGATTCCCAACAAGTATCTGTATCTTCAACATCAATCCAAGCCGTAGCACCTACTGAATCATCTGAGGGGTTGACTACCACCACTGTAGTATCAACTACTACTACAAACAAAGGTCAAATTACAAGTAGTGGAACAACCATAGATAATCAAAAGGTTGGTGAATTTCTAACTGACTTTGGTATGAATCAGTACATTAGATCTCAGACTATAAAATTTGTTGTTAAAGGATTGAGACCAGATACAACACACTTTGTTTTTTTTGATAAGATAGACGTAACTGCGTATGCTAGACCTGCAACTGTTGATAACGTAGAAACAATCGATCCTGAGCTAAAATTTACAGGAATAAGAGGAACACCTTTGGTTACAACTAGTAAAGGTGTATTAGTAGGTTCCCTTTACATACCACCGGAAACTTTTTTCGTTGGTGAGAGGTCTGTAATTTTTAGTGATATACAAAGTTTAGATAGTTTAGAAACCTCAGTATCTAACGCCGTTACAGCATTCAACGCTTATAACTTCTCAAAGAGCAGTAGCAGTGTATCTTTATCAACAAAAGCACCTACAACATACACTTATGCTACAAGCACTGATGTAAGTGTTGTTACTGAAATTAAAAACAGTGCAATACCTATGTTGCCACCACCGCCACCACCGGAACCACCACCAGCAGAAGTAGTAACTGCAGCTGTAGCTACAGTTGATGCTGGTTTCACGGATCCACCTGAGCCACCTATACCACCAGCGCCACCAATTGTACCGCCACCTGAGCCACCGCCAAGTGAACCACCACCACCACCGCCACCACCGCCACCACCGCCACCACCGCCACCACCGTTCACGGGTCAATTTGGTGGCTTTGGTTGCTTCATCGCTGGTACAAAAATTACAATGGCAGACGGATCTACGAAGAACATTGAAGATGTTCAATTAAGTGATAAATTAGTTGGTAAAGATCAATCAATAAATACCGTTCTTGATTTTATTAGACCAAAGTTGGGTGATAGAACCTTAATATCTTTGAACGGTTCAATTCCGTTTATGACAAATGACCACC